CACGACTCAATGTCTTCTCATAAGTTTATAGAAGATCACCAGTCGGTGTCACCCCATGGTCTCAAAACCATGGTAGATAAGGAGGGCGGCGTGGTGTCCGCAGACGCCCTCCTAGGGGGGTCAACTTCGGCTGAAGTTGACCCCCCGGCGGTCACTCTTTGTGACCGGACAGATGCTCTGCTGCGTGGCTTAGTGATGATTTTGGAACATCACCGGGCCAAACCTCTTTGTATTTCAGAGGCTAAGCAGCAGATCAGTTGTTACCTTAATGGTTCCAAGTCTGAGGAAGTCTGGTTGAAGAGATCGAAAGATCTCCTCACCTATCCAAAGGCTCGTTATCTAGGTAACGACACACCTGACATGACTGACGAGCGGTTCTCGCCGTCGGGATTGTTTGGTAAGTGGTTTGAGGTACGTTTGAGGTGTTTTAGACCCTCAAACACCCACTTATGGTATAGTTGGCTACAGGCAAAACGTTGCAGTCTGTCTGTCTCTGATGAGATAGTTAAGGTTACTTATGCTAAACATGAGAAAACTTTGACCTCTCCAGATACGGGTAATGATTCCGTAATTGCCGGAATTTTCGAGCAGGAGCCTTTTCAGCTCGTTATTCGCATGGTCAAGGACGAGGTAAGTAAGATTCAATGGAATACTGTTCTAGAACAGAAACCCTCATCCAATGCTTGCTTCGAATATCCTCGATCGCAGGGTGGGCAACAGGCCAGGCTTCGCTTCCTAGCGAACCTTGATGATTCATCTCCCTTTGATGAACCCGTACTTTCCTCAATGGTATGGATTCCTTACTGTGTTCAGATGAATGGCCCAGTTGTAAGATGTATCTACGAAATGCCTGGCCGAGAAGCTTGGAGACTTCTCGGTAGGTTTACCATGGATACACCCGTCCTGAACTGTACCATCCAGGCCGTGCTAGAACCAATGAAGGTCCGCGTCATCTCTAAAGGTGAAGCGCTCCCTTATTACTCTATGAAATTACTTCAGAGAGCTATGCACGATTGCCTTCGTCGGCTCCAGCCGTTCCGTCTTATTGGTAGGCCTCTTTGTGTTACCGATTTGATTGATCTTCGTCAAGGGGTTCCTCTTGACTATGAGTGGTTATCTATAGACTACTCGGCTGCTACCGATAATCTTTCGTGGAAGTATTCAGGATTGATCCTCGAGCACATTGTTGCTGATCTCCCTCTAGAACTAAGGGAGATGGCTCTAGCTGTTCTTGGGCCTCATCAGCTCCATTACCCATCCGGTCGTAC